TTCATCGCTCATTTTGTACTCCTAGGCCACAGGCCAATTATTGTTGTTGTCACAGACTAAGGTTATGGTCCTATACCATACCAGCTTTCACCTATAGGTATAGGTGCAAGGATATCTTTGCGGGTTAATCCGCCATCCTTTACTATCAATCCATCTTCTATGGCCTTAGCGAGTAGCCTTTGGTAAGCCTTCTCAGAGAGGCCCTCTTTGCGCATTGCCTTGAGGGTCTTAAGAACGGTGTCAGACTCTACCGCATCTGCGTATAGATATCTTAAAGCGTTCTTAGCCTTTGTTGCTTCTCCCATGTTAACGAAGAAAGCATCATGGATGGTTGCAGTTCCTACATTGTTCTTCTTACCCCATAAATGGAATTGTCGAACAATTGCCGCATCATTAGAGTGATTACCGTTTACACCGTAACCAGTTCTTGCATCAATGATTGACGACTTTCCCTTTAACTTTCCGTCAGTTACAGAGTCTTTGTAGACATTGTAGACTTTTCGTCCAGTGGTCGGGTCAGTAAACTCTATGCGCTCTTCCAGTACAGGTCGATAACGTTGATAGAGTTTCTTATCATCGAAGGTCACCCAAGGAATATCTACCTTCCCGGTGTCTTCAATGTATTCTTGTGCGGCCTCTTTCCAGAAGCCAATGAACTTATCAGTAACAGGGGCACGTTGAGATAGCTTTTCAGCCATGATATCTGATATCAATTTAAACTCGTTAGGCCCAATTAGTTGGGACCTTCCAGCTGTAAGCTTCTCCACAAAATCCTCTACGTCCGGATGAACATCCTTAGACATATGAAGCATTCTGTTACCTATAGGTGCTTCTTTAAGTATGACAGCGTTAATCTCCGCTTTCAACTCATTAAGCTCCTTGATAGTTTCTGTAGCACCTATTCTCTCTGCGTCTTTAATATTGAAGTCAATAGTCTTATTAATTTCATTAAGAGCTAGAGCGTCTTTAGGTGTGTTGCTAGTCCTGTTACGAACAACAACTAGCTTGTCTTTCTCTAACAAAGTTTTAGCAAACTTATCTGCTATATTGTTAGCTTGAGTAGCTCTACCAGCACCATAGAATGAGACCATGTTCTGAGCCTTAGCAGCTTTAGAAAGGTCCTCCCACGTAATATCGTCTACAAGATCGTTAATACGTTGGAATCTAGGGTCGGCTACAGTGTCCATAGCCATAGTATCATAGAGTCTATTCTTTTTAGGAGTTGCCAGTACATTAGACTCCCAGCCCAAGTCTTTATTGCGCGTACTTAGAGCAATAATTTGCGCACCAGACGCAGACGCATCAATTTCTATTGGTAACTGGGTAACGTAGTTGTACAACTTCCTAGTATTAGAAAAATCACCTCCTACATGGTCATGCATCCGAGCATATTCTAATGCAAGCCTTAAAAGTTTTGGGTGTTCTTCAGCATCCATCTGTGTCATCAGAGGATGACTGAGAGCCTTACGCATACGCGCATCTTTTTGGGTTGTGCCTTGTATAAGTCTCCCGAGTTCAAGCATACCTGCTTTGTTTCTGTCAAAGATTTCAAACCTTCCAGCGTTAGTTAATGCTTCCGTAGCGGGACCTAGTAGTGAACCCACCTGCTCCTGAAAGTTTATCCATCCACCCTCACCTATTTGTGCCTTCTTATGTGTGTTAAGGAAAGGTCTAACAAACTCTCCTCCCGTAGGAGTTAGATATCCGTTAGCGTATATTCTCCCTCTACCATCTATCTGGTGAGAATTAGTAAAGGGTTTCTTGCGGTTGAGATGCCATTTAACTGTTTCCATCATACCTAGTCCTTGCTCCTTGCGGTCAAGCACTATTTGACGAAACCCATTTAATTCATCCCATTTCTTAGTATTACCTCTGGGGTCTCTGAACCTTGCTAAGTCAAGCATAAAAGAACCAAAGTCCTCGTCTACTTCCCACTTAACTTTATTAGCCCAGTTAATCTCATCGGTCATATCTCTGTCTATTCTTACTTTGTCGTAATTAGCGTTAGCACGTCTAGTTATAATTGCTTGGCCAGTTACGGTACCATCGGCAGTCCTATAATGACCATGGCCGGGTATGGCTAGTAGATTGTCTCTATCTTCTACTATACCTATCCTTCTGGCTACATACAGCCTACGGTGAGCGGCTTGGAGTTCCAGCATATCTTTGTCTACAATCTGAACCTCTCGGCTTAGAGTGTCTCTCCAAGGGCCTCCTGGCCTGCCTGTTTCTAAATCATGTACTGCTCTACGTGTTACACCTCTATAACCAAGCTTTATCTTTCCTTGGTCTTCAAGTTGCTTAAGCAGCTTAGAACCTACTCTGTGGTAATGCTTAATACTGGGCTTTGCCTTTAAGGGGTGAGACAAAGGATAGTCACCTATCTTTCCGTTCTTCAAAGAACCTCTGTCGCCTATTAGACCTTTACCAATAGCAATTGCCAGCGCATCGTAATCAGTAGTCTGACCCTCAGCAATAGTCTTAAATGCTTTAGATAAAGCAGTTATGGCTTGATCGTTAAATTTCTGATCAACACCCTCTCTTAGCTTCTTGTGATAAGCTCGATTTATACTTAACCTATCTAATTGCTTTTGTATGAGAAGTCTAGGGTTAACCGCATTCTTCATTTTACGAACAGCAATATCAATAAGTCTTTCTGTAGGTTCTCCAACTAATTTTTTAGTCCAATACTCTCCAATAACACCTTCCAGCCATTTTCTTGGCTTTATGTCTGGGGCAATCTTCTTATCTATTGGAGACAAGAAGTAAGTCCTAAGAGGTGATCTTCCAGTAAAATAAGCTCTACGGGCATACTCTCTCCCCTTAGTATCTAGCCATCGATCCACATACCTTTGATCAGCGCTAAGGTTAGATGATAGCTCGTCAAAAGAGGTCATCTTACCATTAATGTTCATCTTAGCATCGGGGTCTCCAGCAAAGAAACTGCCAAACTGTTGAGACCTACTTCTTGACCTTCTATCAAGTATTCGTGATACGTTAACAACAGAGTTAACCATTTCGGCGCGCATAACGCCCTCGTAGTTCTCCCAAGGTTGTCTATAAGATTTAGCTTTAGGGTTGTAGTACCTCTCAAAGTTAAGTCTTAGGTTCTCTAATACCGCAGTCTGTTGGTTTACAGACATAGTATCATCTAACCCAGCAACAAAGTCTTGTATGAAATCCTTGTCTCTCTGTTTGAGTATTTTACTAGCCTGCAAGAAATCTAGTCGTTCTTGATATACAGAGAAGTCTGGGTTATACATAAGAGTGTTTCGGCTCTCTCCAGTAACAGGGTCTATAACTTGTGACCTAGGGTCAAAAACATTTTCAGACCTGCGCCTTGAAGCTCTCTTACCTGCTAAAGAAGTGCCTTTATAGTCTACAAGACCTAAAGAAGAGTTATGAATATTAGCCTCTGACACATACAGAGACTTTAACTCTGCTTGTCTGTCTTTACTTCTAACTAACTCTTGTGGCTTCCTAGCATAAGCAGACGCAATGGCTGTCTTTTGTATAGCTTTCTCTTTAGTGAAAAATCTACTTGTAGACCTTGCCTGCCATCTTCTGAGAGACTGCATGTTTACCTTAGCCGCTAAAGGAGTAAAGAATTGCTTTAGCTCTAAAGAACCTTGTTCAAATAAACTTAACCTATTTTCGTCTCCACCAAAATGTCTTAATTTGACTTCTTGGGGTTGTCTTCTAAGCCAAGCACTGTAACCTTCTTTTTGAGGGCTACGGCCATCTAGCTTTTTGAGTTCCTTTTCAGGAAGAGCACTAAGAACTTTCTTTTTTACACGATCGCTTTTAGTGTCCATTAACTCGGAGTAAGATTTTGTAATAGGTATTATAGTTGATCGGCATCGCCAGTGTAATGGCGGCAGATTGTCCGTGTTTTCTATAGGGAACTCCAGTCCATCTCTGGAAGAACAAATCTGAGATGTTCTACTGTCTAGGATAGCGGAGAATTTATACCCTTTCATTAAGTCTTTATTCTGTTCCATTACTTGCACTGTAGCTAAACTACTGGTCCTAGTAATGCTTGTTCTTACTAAAGCGTTTGCTTGGCTTGTAGTAAGCTTAGTTGTAGACTTTAGTTTGTCTACAATCTCTTTGTTTGTAAGTTTCTTAGATAAACCGTTGTTGATAGTGTTTCGCATTCTCTTAAGTTCACCTTGAGATATACGAGAGAACTGTTGGCTCAGTGTGTAATTTCCTTTTATGTTACCACCAACAAGCTTATCAAGCTCCGCATTAGAACCCGGCCTGCGGACTTTAAATATCTCACCTAAAGCTTTATCTAGGCTACTAGTATTAAAGTCTATTTGAGCAGAACCAAAGTCACTCATGTGACCCCCAACAGCAACTGACAATTCCTTGCTGAATCTAGGGGCCTCTTTCTTCAACGCCTCTATCATTTTCCTGCGAGAGGCGGGGTTCTTTAAATCATACTGCGGAGTTATCTTG